GGTAACGTTAGTTGGCGGTGATCCTAATAAAACAATGATAGATAGAACTTCCAGACAAATAACTGGTGCTATGCTTACATTAGGTGGATTTGGACTAGCTGCAAGTAAAGAAGGTAAAATTGATTTCGATAGGTACGTTCAGACAACAAAGTCTGAGACTGATCTTAGTCGTATGGCAGGTCCATTTGCTATTAACTTTCTATTGGGAGATGCATTGTACAGGTACTCAACTGGACTCCCTTGGAATACTACAGCTACCTTTGATAACTTTAGAGAAATCTTAGGTGGTGTACCTGATCTGAGAACTGGTGCATTTGAGTTTGAGTTCGACTTAGTTAAGAATTTATTTAATTCTGCAAAAGCAGGGAATGCAACACCTGAACTAGAGAAAAATTTAGGTAATATTATTTCTACGTTTACTTATCCCCCAACTTTTTCAAGAGATATTTACAGTCAATTTGATTATGATTCCGCTGGTAATCCTTTCACTAGGGATATGATGCCCGGTAGAACTGTTGGCGAAAGAAACATGTTGGAAGATATAATCTACAGTAATCTTTTAAAGAATCAAGCAGCAAGATTCTTAATGGACACTCCAATGTTTAGTTATAATCAGTCGTACACTAAAGGTGAAAGAAAGGGTTATGATTTTAAACTGTATTCAATATTTAATCCTGAACCTATTGGTGCTTGGAACCCTATGACTAAAAGTTTTGGGGCTGTTGAAGAACCACCTAGTAGTGCTATCCAACAAGAGATGACACTGTTAGGTATGCAAGACTATAAAATATTTAGTTCAAAGGATTCGCCTAACCCCAGTGTAGAATATCAACTAAGGTATATGCTTTCACAGAAAATGCCTACAATGTTTCAAGTATTTAAGAAAACTCCACTGCCCGGTGTTTTTGCTGGTCAGACATATGATCAACTTGACTTTGATAAAAAACGATTTGCTTTAGAAACATTTATTAATCAGGCAGTAAGTACACAGAGTAAAGCTGTTGTCGAACAATATGACACAATGATTAAGAACCCTGAGACTAAAGCCAGAGCTATTGGGTACATAAGAAACATGTATGATTTAGAGAAGGCTGTATTTGAAAGGTCTTACGGAGACTTAAATAAATTAATTAAGTACTTTCCAACAGAGTTTGAAGGTGCTGAATCCTCTAAAGAATATTTAGAAAATGCTGGCTCCATTGAAGAAGAGATCAACAGACGCCAGCATGTAATATCTTTCATACCTAAGTATGATTTTAAAAGCGGTCAGAAATTACCAATAGAAAGATCTATGACATACTACGACTAGTTATCATCGTCTAACATATAGTCTGCCCATTCATATGCTGATCTTTTTATCTCAGGCATTTGACGCCCCTTACTATTAGGTAGTAATCCCGCAAGAGCTTGTCCTGCTAGATACCGCCTAGTTGTAAGGGGCTTCATTGCTTTAGAGGTGTGTTTCTTTTTCTTGTAGTTCTTTGCTTCGTTCTCTAGTTCTTTGCTCATTATCTTTTACTTTTTTTAAGTTAGAGAAGTATGCAGTATTAAATCCATACTCCCAGCTTCTGTTGTTATTACTATTTAATGAGTAAGGATTGCCTATCTTACCTACCCTAAATGATTTCTGCCCTTCGTCATAGGGGTTCATTTGTGTACCTCTTTCATTGTTTCCATCATCTTACTCATGTACCAACTTGCCTTCTCCATATCTTCTACAGGTTTTTGTTTGTACCTGTGTCGGTGCTGATACTTAATCATGTTGCCTTGGCAGTAAGCAATGAAACCTTCATTGCCTAACACCTGCTTGATGTAGTCTATACATTCTATATCACCTGTGTTGTAGTGAAAAGGTTTGCTCACAGAATTGTACTGAGCAATAAGGGTTTCGTCTGGCATCCTTGCGGGTTTAATCATAACTCAATTAACTCCGCATCAGTATAAGGTATGTGAAAAAACAACTCACCTTTTCTAATTCGTCTGCTACCTTTTACTTCAGCAAGACTTTCTTTTGTTAGGCAAGTATCTTTAATACGCCATGCCTTCTTCATGTCTCCACGAAAGACATAGAAATTTAATACACCATTCTCACCTTCGTATTTATCTAGTAGCCTTTGCTTTCTTTCTGGTATCCGTATTTCTTTCCAGTGATCAGGCCAATCACCCTTCCACTGAGACTTTACTTCTGCTTCGTTGAAGTATGTATAACCATTTTTCTCTGACACTACATCTGCATAGTAATCTTCTTTACTATTAATGATAGTATGTCCCTTACTTTCTAGGTGGGTTACTAAAGTTTCTTTAGCAATACCATCAAACATTTGATACATTGCTTTGTTAAAAGGTTTTCTTACAGCCATTTTATTGCTCCAAATATTTCTATTGTGGTAATAATACCAGTTGAGTTTAAGTGTGTAAACCCCCCTTGATAGGGGGATATACTATTATGTAATGTCAACCATCTCACAAACATCACCGCTACAGGCTAACGTTTGCATACCAGATGTATTGTCTTCTACTTCATACTCTGACAGTTTAGTCCAGTCAATTTTCTTAGGCATAATCTCTAGTAAACTTTCGTATGTATGTTGATAACCTATCAATACATCTGGGTCAGTCCATTCATTACGGGCATACTCATACACAGGTATCTTATCACCACTCTTTTCTACATCTTGGTAGGGTGCTTGTTTATATGTATGCTCATTAAAGGGTAGGAAGGATACACCAGACATTTCATCAAAGTGTTTGTATACAAATGCTCCTACTTCAAACCATTCATCTTGTTTAACATTACAAGTGATACTTGGTTTGTGTTCACACCAGTGACGTTGATAAGCTAACCACATCTCAAGTTGTTCAATGGCTGTCATATCAGCAGTAACCACTGCACCTTCTGGTGCTTTCATAGGGAAGCTAAATACTGTAGTAGCATCAGGCTTCATAACATCTGGCTCACTAGGTACGCCTTGATCTATCATAAACTTTGTTAATGGATCTTTATTGTCACCCCGTACAGTCCTAATATAATAGTTGCTATAACGAGCATGTATGCCAGAACTTGAATCCACCAACTGAGAGACTGTCCCGGAGGGCTTGACACAACTAATAGCTGTAGCCACAGGAATATCAAGATACTTTGCATACTTAACATTAGTAGTAACAGCCACATCTTTTAAGTACTCCAGTGTCTCAGACAAACCTTTGTTAGCAGTAGTCATCAAAGGGTTATCCATTATGCCAGTGAGTGATACACCAAGCAATCTTTCTTCAGCAGTATTAGTTTGCCATATCTTACGTAGATAAGGGAAGTTAGTGTAAGTACTTTGGATTGTGCCCAAGATCGTGGCGATGCGGATTTTACGTGCAATATCTTCTACTGCATCTGTTGCACGTATAACTACCTCGGATAAATTACAGAACTGATTTGGTCGCAAAATTATCTCGCTGCAAGGATTTGTTCCGAAGTCATAGTTAGGATCACGCCTACCATTCTTTGCTGCCTGTTTCTTAGATGCTTCTCTATTAAAGATACCTCTCTCACCTGACTTACTCTCAATTAAGGATAGCCACTCACGCATAAAGAACTCAGCCGCTGGTTTCTCTGTATAACTAACAGAGTTATTAGCTAAAGCACGTTGCTTATCATTCTCCCACCATGCACCAGACTTTGCATGACGCATACGATCATCAGATAGATTACTCAAGGAGATCATAGCTGACCTACGTACACCACCTACTACCACTACCTCACCAATCTTACACATAAGATCATGGCACTCTATAGTAGATAGGTTACGTCCTTGTGCAGATTTAAATGTACTGATTGCGAACATAAACAAATCAACTAAAGGTGCAGGGCCACTGGCTCTACCACCAAATGTCTTTAGTCTTGCACCAGCAGGGCGTACCTTACTAACGTCCCACTTAGGAATTTCACCAGCCCATAGGAGAGCAAGAACTTGCCTGAGACCTTTAGCCCATCCTTCCTTACTGTCCTTGATGACAACACAAGTGTCGCTCTCAAAGAGCTTTGGCACATCTGGGAGCTTACTGATGAACTGGCGTTCTACACTGAAGCCAACACCAGTACCACAGAGCAAGATAAACATAGCCTCATCGAATGATTTCGGATCATTCACAGGTAAGTAAGAACAGTTGTACATACATGTGTTATCACGTTGTGCTGCCTTACCTGCCGTCATTAGTGATCTCATACTTGGCATTACTTCTAGTGATAGAATGCTGTCACGTATTTCATCCACATCTTTTTTTGTTTTAAGTAGTGGCTTAACTATATTAGTCATATAACGTTCAACAGTTTCTCCCCATGTCTCCCGTCTTCCTTCCTCTTCTAACCATCGTGCATATCTGCTAGTGGCAATAAAGGTTTGATAGTCTGTAGGTAGGTAGTTACTACTCATCTGTTGTCTCCACTTCCTTGTATTACTCCACGTGCCAATCGGCTGTTGAGTTTATCTAAGTTACGTTGTGCAATGTTTTCCATACCAAGACCTAAGTCAGTACAGATATTAGCTATGTACCACAGGCAATCCCCCACTTCATCACCAATAGATTCCCTTTGTGCAGGTGACATCAGACCATTGTGATCACGAAGTATTTTCTTATACTTACCTGCAACTTCTCCCACCTCTGAACATAATCCAAAGATGGGATACATTACAACATCAGCCTCAGAATATACAGCAGTCTTAACTGCTTGTGTTTGATAGTCTTCAAACTTCATTTTTATCCTCTACTACTTCTATTGCCAGAGAAGTCTTTAGTTTGTTTGTAAGCAAATCCCGAAGGACGTTTAAGCTATGTAGTTGGTACTGCACATTTGCAGAAACTCCATTGTTATTCTTTAGCTGATTAAGCAAATCGTTTTGCTCTTCATTAAAGTTTTCGGTGTCATATTCCGTATCGTCTATTGTTACCTTAGTCATATTTAATTACCTCACATTGTACGACTGTTATATCATCTATGTCAAACATAGCATTCAAAGTTAATTCTTCTAGTATCTCAGAATGATTGTCCATATCAACCTCTAAGAAGTTGGCATTTTCATCCACCTTTATTTTTAAGTTTAGTTCATACTCCAAAGTTAAAGCCCTCAGTTATACTCATAAAGAACATAATGTCAATCACTATGTTCCACCTCAATAGGATCAATGCTTGATGTAAAATGTTTTACCATGTCATATGCCTCATCCATATTTTGAAAATAATATTCTACATGTTCTATCTTACCTTTGATCTCTACCTTACAAAGGTTCATGTATACTTCTTCTTCTACCTCTTCCGGGTCTTCAACTCTTATCGGCCCCTCTATCACCCCCCATATTTTCTCCTTTGTTTTTACTTGTAGTTCCGTTTGAACGCACATCTTTTTTATACTCCCTTAATAGATTTAAGTAATGCTCCAAGTTTACAACCACTAACCAAGGCTGTCTGTCTGACCTGTAGAAAACAACAGGTGGGCCTTTGCTATGATTGGTTGCTTGATCCATCCAACCATAAACTGTTTTTAGTCCTGACTTTCTTCGTTTAACTTCTATAGATATAGGGATAATCTTTTGTGCTTTAGGTGACAGTTGTACATCAGCACCAGTATCTCCCATGATTGTAGACTTAACATCATCAGGCTCAAGCTCTGTGAATTTTTCAAGCAAGGCATCTCTTATCTCTTGCTGTCCAAGTCTACCTTTTTGTTTACCTTGCTTACTCAATCTATCAACTCCCCTACCTTTTTGCTTTAGTCATGTCTGTTTATACCCATGAAGGCTTTTGCATTACAGTGTAATCACCCCAACCTGTACCATATCGCCAATACTTTTCTGCTTCTGCAATAACAGCTAGAGTTTTGTGAAGCTCAACGGTAGCCCACTCCATAACCTCTGGCCCCATAATGTGTAGGTGAGAAAGAAAAGGGGATGACTTCTCACAAGCAATGAATGCAAACTTATCCACGTCATAACCTGCAAGCTTACAGGTGTAAACATAATGAGCGCCTTGAAGAAAGTAACCATACTTTACACACTCACTTAGAAAACCTTTGGGACTAGCATCTTGTGTAGTCTTTACGTCATACACCATATTCCTAGACTCAATCATCAGGTCTGGTCTTGTCTTGAGCATTAGTCCAGACACTGGGTCTTTTACGAAGATGCTAATCTCGTTTACTCTTTCGTGATGTTGAAGAGCTTCAGCACATATACGATTATCTAATGCACCTTTAGTTATACGACTAGCTACATTGAACTCTACCTCAGTTAGTAAGACTTGGTCTTCGGTCAAAGCTTCTTTCATAGTTTTAAAAGAAGCAGTGGTTTTAGTCTTTGGGCCTTTAACTACTAGGTTTCTTTCTGCTTCTAATAGGTTTGCATGAACAGCATTACCCATTGCAAATGCTGCTGACTGAACAATCTTCTGTCCTTTCCAGTGAGCTAAAGACTTTTTATAGACTGTCTTAACAACACTAGAAGATATACCATCCATTGAATGATACTCTTTGTTAGAAATGTTTGTTATTTTTTTCATTGCAACTCCTAAATAAAATTTTGGTGTAGGTAAAATATAATACCTACACCACTAAGCCTTATACTAGAAAGGGATTTCATCAAGGGCTTCCATAGGAGTCTCAAGCGATTGAGATGCTACCACAGCAGATGTATCAGAGGGTGATACATTTGCAGTGAATGGATCATTTATACTACCAGCACCAGCACTGTACTCAACAAGGTTGATAATCTTTACTCGCTCAAGTCGGGTAGTGTAAGTAGCGTAACCTTTATTCTTGTAGACATCTAATTCAACAAGAACCTCAGAGCCATTGCCGATAGTACCGTCAGCTTCATAGTCCCACTTACTTCCGTCTGCTTTATAGACTACAGGTGCATCACCATCCCAATCATTTGGGGTAGAGAACTTACGATTGAACTTAAAGATATCGCCCCTACCTTCTGGGTCTGGCTTACCTTTACTCATACAACCTGAAGCAGTAATGCGTTTAGCATTATCTTCATCAAGTACCATCTCAATAGAGCATCGTCCGTCAGTCTCTGCCCACTGCCCTTGGTAACCCAAGAGGTCACGGTTCTGTTCAAATACTTTAGCCCATTGTGCTAAGCCTGTTACTGTAATTTTTGCCATGTTTGACAACTCCTATATGTTAAGATCTTAATAGTAGCATGTAATAAAAAGCACATGCAAGACTTTATTAGTGTATTTCAGAATATTTATTTCCGAACTGCACATCAATACCCAATTCTACATTAAGCTTTAACTCCCTATTTAGTTTTTCTATTGCTGATACAAGTATCATCTTGTGTTGTTGTTCCTGTCCTTTCTTAACGACATTAATTGATTCGTCATGGAACTGACCTATGATGTTGGGGCTTGCCTGTAAGTAGTAAGCCATCCATTTATCAAAGCAGTAAGCACCAGTGGATTGATTGAGTGTAGAGAACACATCCTTCTCATACCTCAGTGTATGCCAGAACTTACTGACAGGATTCTGTACCCACATCTGTCCTGCTATTGTCTTTACTTTCTTTAGGTTGTCAGCAGAGAACTTTGCGACAGACCAGTTACGT